CTGCTAAGTCTAAAACGACTGTGGACGAGCTGGCGATTCTTAATGATATTAAAGATCCTGATAGTATACAGGTAGGGCCGCGCATAGTTCTCAAGCGAATAGAGGAACAAGGGAACAGTTTAGCAAGACAGGCTGATGAAAGGGCAGGGCAGATAGCAGCGGATAATGAGGCAGCGTCCAAGGCAACAGCCCTTGAAGCTGAAAAGAGGCGTATTGCTGCTGAGACAGAGGATAGGAGCAGGGTTGAAGCTAAAAAAGTCAAAGCTAGCTCAATTCTTGGGCCAATTCAAGGGCCTAGTCAATTGGCTGTAGGATTCTATGATGTATTGCGGAGTTCACTTGAAGGCGATCACGGCTCTATTCCTAAACCGACTAATGATAGCACGGAAGGTAACGTATCCGAGGGAAAGAGATCGCTTGACATTGGATACGGTCATAAGCTTAAAAAGAGTGAACTAGATTCTGGTACTATATATGGAATACCTTTTCAAAATTTAAAGACAGGTGAGTATATACCTTTAACAGATTCTGAAAAACGTAAAATTCAAAAGAAGGATATTGAGGCCAACGTAAACCTTGCTAGGAAAACAGGTTGGGATTCCACGTTAAAAAGCATAGGTATGTCTTATGAGTCTTTATCAGAGCCTCATAGACTTGTATTATCAGATCTTGCATATAATGTGGGTGGAAAGACAGCTGGATTGGAGTGGAAAGGAATTTTTTCTGCTATGAAAGCAGGTAACACAAAAGAAATTGTTGGTCATTTAAGAAGAAAAGACAATGAAAAAAACACACCGGGTATGGATAACAGAGCTGCTAAAGCTGCGTATGCGGCAGGATTAATTAAGACCTTACAAGAGGCTAAAGATGCAGGATTAGTTTTAGCAAATACTAAAGAGATACCTTTAAGGTGAAACGCTTTATTGTTCTAACAGTGTTGTTACTTGTCTCAGCTTGGTTAGATAAAAAGGAAAGGGAGTTACTAAATGGCAGCTAAAAAGAAATCTAAAGTAAACGAAGCGGGTAACTACACTAAGCCAACCATGAGAAAGAATCTTTTTAACAAGATCAAGGCTGGTACTAAAGGTGGTAAGGGTGGTCAGTGGTCTGCTCGAAAGGCTCAGATGCTTGCTAAAGAGTATAAAGCTAAAGGAGGAGGGTACAAGTAATGGCACTCAAGAAGTCTCAGGAGTCTTTAAAGGATTGGGGAAAACAGAAGTGGACTACTAAGTCAGGCAAGCCTAGTGCTAAAACTGGTGAGCGTTATTTGCCTAAGAAGGCTATCAAAGCTTTGACACCTGCAGAGTATGCGGCAACCACCGCAAAGAAAAAGAAAGATACAAAAGCAGGTAAGCAGCACAGCCCACAGCCTAAGAAGATTGCAAAGAAAACTAAACCATACAGGAAAAAATAATGCCTAAAGATCCTAGATTAGAACGAGCAGGAGTTAGCGGATTCAACAAGCCTAAGAGAACTCCTAAACATGCAAAGAAGTCTCATGTTGTTGTTGCTAAACAAGGCGACAAGATTAAAACCATACGGTTTGGTGAGCAGGGTGCTAGTACAGCAGGTAAGCCTAAGGCAGGTGAGTCAGCTAAGATGAAAGCAAAGCGCAAATCTTTTAAAGACAGACATGAAAAGAACATTGCTAGAGGGCCAATGTTCCCCGCTTACTGGGCTGATAAAGTAAAGTGGTAAATCAATTCAATGCTGCCAGTTCCTGCTCAAGGTCTGTGTGTAGATCCTTGAACTTCGGGTCTACCATAGTGAGTATCTTCTCTATGTAAAATAAATCCTCTGTTGAGAATATTTTAGAGAGTACCCCCACTGGCAGCTTAGAATACTCCGTCATTATTAAACCTTTAGAATCTACGAACACTTTAAAACTTATAATATTACCTTCACTCATACGAAGCTCACCTTATTAACATCTCCCCTCATACCTGCTTTCATATAGGTAGTGGCGCGACCTTCAAAAAAGTTCTGATGCTCTACGCCTAACACATCATCCAGCCAATTTAACGGGTTATTTTTAATATCATAATTAGGTTTAAGTCCTAACTGAAGTAAACGTCTGTCTGCAATGTATCTAATGTACTCCTGCATTTCAGCTTGAGTTAAACCTTCAATGTCTCCCTCTGCAAACACCAGCTCTAGGAATCTATCTTCTAAAGTTACCATTTCTCTACAGGCTTGATAGATCTCTGCCTTAAACTCATCGTCCCAGATGTCTATGTTTTCTTGTATAAACTCCCTAAACAGTTTAGTCATCGCCTCTACATGAAGTGATTCATCTCTAATGCTATAGGTTATGATCTGTCCCATACCTTTCATCTTACCGAATCTTGGGAAGTTCAACAGGATAATAAAGCTAGAGAACAACTGAAGTCCTTCGGTAAATCCAGAGTACACAGCGAGTGCTTTAGCTATAGATCGTTTGTCTCCCTTAGACACCTTTATAGCGTCAATATATTCATGCTTGTCTGCCATAGCCTCGTAGTCTGCAAAAGCCTTATACTCAACCTCAGGCATTCCTACGGTGTCTAACAGTAGACTGTAGGCATGTTGATGAATACTCTCCATGTTGTTGAAAGCACCCATCATCATACGAGCTTCAGGCTTCTTAAAGATCTTCATGTATCTGTCTACATAACCTGAACTAACGTCCACATCTGATTGTGTGAACAGTCTGAAGATCTGTGTAAGCAAGTTCTTCTCTTGCTCAGTCATTGTCTGCCAATCTTTCACATCATTGTGTAATGGTACGTCTTCAGGGAACCAGTGCATCTGATTCTGCTGTGAGTAGTAGTCAAACATCCAAGGATGATCAAACGGTTTGTAATAATCTCTTGTTCCTAGTAGGCTCATGTTATTTTTCCCTTACCATTTAATTTAATATTATTATATTTGTTTGCATAGAGTACTGTATGAATAATAGTAGTTACCATTTCAGGTAAAGGGTTTATGGGAGCTTCAAAATAATCTTTCCCTTCACAATAATCTAATACAATTCTAAATATATCTTTTTCAAGTTTATTTAAATTTGTTAGTTTTTTATTATTCATCTAGCTTAAATTCTGTTGTCAATATTGCTTGCTTAAATATTTCCAACATGTAAACAAGTTCTTTTGTATTTAATCCTTGGGTAGTTCTAGCTTGAAGTGAACCATCTTCTCCCCAACCTAGTACTAGTACGGAACTGTATTGTCCCCGACAACTTTCTAAAACATCATCTACTGACACTTGGTCTGGCACTAAATTAATAATATTATCCTTCACAGCTTAAGCACTCCCCTTCCTCTAAATTTATTCTAGGTATTCTGATGTTAACATTCTCTGTATTTCGAGCCGCTGTAGAGCGGAGGTAATACATGGATTTGAGTTTAGTAGCTCCTGCCCAATGCACACTATTAACATATCCCAAATATTCATCATGTATTTCTTGCTCTGCTGTGGCTGGTGGTGGGTTGAAAAATAAATTGACAGACTGTGACTGACAGATATAGTCCTGACGCTGATAGGCGTGTTCAATAATCCACATTTGATTAATCTCAGGAGCTGTTTTGAAAACCTCTTTCTCTTCTTCTGTAAGATTTTCTAGCTCCTGTACAGAACCTTCAGCAGCCGCAATAGTCTTCCATGTTTCTTCTGTGTTTATTTTCTTTCTGGCAAGTAACTTCTTTAAGTATTTATTCTTTACCTTATAAGAACCTGTTAGCGTCTTATGCGTAAAGACGTTAGCCCTTGTTGGCTCAATAGAAGGAGTCGTTCCACCGCATATAATACTGCTACTAGCGTTAGGAGCAACAGCAAGTAAGTGAGAATTCCTGCGATTGCAACCATCCATATCAGGTGCTTCGCCCCGATCTTCAGCCAGATTAATACTAGCGTTCTCAGCTTCCGACTTGATGTGTTTGAATGCTCTGTTATTAAAGCTGGCGGCATACATACCTTCAAAAGGGATACTGTTACGCTGTAAGTAACTATGAAAGCCCATCGCTCCAAGCCCAAGCGCCCGTTCTCTATATGCTGAATAAGCGGCTTTAGCAAAGCCTTTTTTACTTGCTGAGACATGTTCATTAAACTCCTCAAAAGTTAAGTGTCCTAATTTAAAAGCATCTTCAGTGTAGTGTTTCCCCTCTGTAGCGTTACTTACAAAATGTTCAATAATATTATCAAGCATTGTTATAAGATCCGCAATAAAATCTTCTTTGTCTTTCCACTCATCGTAGTGTTCTAAGTTAACACTTGATAAACAACATACAGCAGTACGCTCTTCACTGGTAGGTAACGTAATTTCTGAACATAGGTTACTCTGGAGTACTTTTAAACCTAGTTTCTTTTGGGACTCAGGTAGATTCTCATTGCATCTGTCCATGTTTACAATATAGGGTTCGCCTGTCTCTGCCCTAGTATGTAATAACTGCCACCAC